GCCCTAAGTCAGCTAAGGTGCTTGAAGCTATCTTTGATGCTGCTTTAGATAATGAGCACAAGAACCAAGCTAGCGCATGGAAGTTAGTCATGGATCGTGTAGCCCCTGTAGCTGCATTTGAGAAAGAGGTGATCAAAGGTGGTGGTAAGAGTAGCATACAAATTAATATTACTGGTGTTGGTTCTACTGATATATCTGGTGGCGAGACCGTTGATGGGGAGTACACAGATGTCGATTAAAGATATTATACTAGATAGTTATGTCAACCGTGTGGGTGTCACAAGAGAAGTTGCTGCAGCTAACATGGATAAGTTTAGCTACAATGTCTCTGGTGTTGAGAGTAACTATGGTACTAACCTAATTAACAAAGATGGTTCCTCTGCCCGTGGTATCTATCAGTTCCTAACCAAAGGGGACGCTAACGCATACCAGACAGGCCTTAACCGTCTAAGCACCTCCTACAAGCAAGCAGGTAAGAAAGCACCTACGTGGATTGCTCAGGCACGTAAAGACAACGATCCAATCAAGTTGACTGATGCTAGGCAAGAAGAAGTAATGCTTGCTAACATCTACCAACAGAGCACTTCAGACCTCACAGGGATGCTTGAGGGTAACCAACAGTCAGGGATGGATCTCTACTTAGAGTATCACCACACAGACGCTACTGATGTACCTACGGCTAACAGAGCCTTAGATTTCTTTAAGCCTGCACCTGCTCAACAAGAGCAAGTAGTGACGGATGTCAATGCGTCTGCCCTAGACCCTGAGTTACCACAACAAAGCTCACACACCGTAGCCTCTGAAGACACTCTATACAACATAGCCAAGAGAAGCGGTATGTCAGTAGAGGATCTACAAGCAATCAATCCTGAAGTAACTGACCACACTAACCTACAGCTAGGTCAACAACTTCGCGTAGGTGCTGGTTGGTTTGAACAATTATGAGCTCAGACTTAACCATAGAGCTACTAGAGTGGCAAAAGAAAGTATGGGTAGACCCTACACGATTCATTGTCTGTGCTGCTGGCAGACGTTGTGGTAAGTCTAGGCTGGCTGCTTGGAAGTTAATAGTCAAAGGACTAGAGACCAATCTACCCAACTCACACATCTTCTATGTTGCTCCTACACAAGGACAAGCAAGAGACATCATGTGGAAGCTCCTAGTCGAGCTAGGTGGTCCTGTCATCAAGTCAGCCCACATTAACAACATGCAGATCACCTTGATCAACGGTACTACCATAAGCCTCAAAGGAGCCGATAGACCTGACACTATGCGAGGCGTGAGTCTCTACTACTTAGTACTTGACGAATATGCCGACATGAAGCCTGAGGTGTTCGAGGAGATCCTACGACCTGCCTTAGCTGACCAAAAGGGTGGCTGTCTATTCATTGGTACTCCTAAAGGACGTAACCACTTTTATGACCTCTACAAGTACGCTGAGCTCACTGAGGATGATCCTACCTTCACTTCCTATCACTTCACCAGTTACGACAATGAAACATTAGACCCAGAAGAGCTAGACATGGCTAAGAAGAGTATGTCTACCCACGCATTCCAACAAGAGTTCATGGCTTCCTTCAAGAACCAAGGCTCTGAGATGTTTAAGGAAGAGTGGTTAAACTTTGGTGAGAAGCCTAAGGGTGATGGAGACTACTATATAGCAATTGACTTAGCTGGTTTCCAAGATGTCAGTAAGAAGAAGGGTAACACCTCACGCTTAGACAACTCAGCAATCTCTGTAGTATTCGTTGATGAATCAGGATGGTTTATTGAGGATGTTATCTATGGTCGATGGACTCTAGACGAGACTGCTAATAAGATCTTTGATGTTGTCAAAACATATAAACCATTGTCCATAGGCATAGAGAAGGGTATCTCTAAGCAGGCTGTAATGTCACCACTCATGGACAGAATGAAACGTCAGAACACTTACTTTAGAGTAGAGGAGCTTACCCACGGTAACCAGAAGAAGACTGACAGAATCATGTGGGCCCTACAGGGTCGCTTTGAACATGGGCGTATAACGCTTAACAAGAAGAAGAAGGATTGGCACTCACGTTTCTTAGACGAGCTATTCCAGTTCCCAGACCCCTTAACCCATGATGACTTAATAGACTCCTTAGCCTATATAGACCAACTCGCTAAAGTAACCTACGCTGGTAACTTTGAAGAATACGATGACTTTATCACCATCGACTCAATTAGTGGATACTAACAAATGAAAATGTACTTAGACGATAATAATGAATCAACAGGCCCTATCATCATTGAGCAATCACTTGAGTCATGGGTAATGACCAAGGTCAATGACTGGGGCGACTATTACGAGAATAACTACGCTAAGAAGCATGAGGAATACTACCGCCTCTGGCGTGGCATCTGGAGTGCATCGGACAAGACTCGTGCTGCAGAACGTAGCCAGATCATTGCACCAGCTCTACAGCAGGCCGTAGAGTCTAACGTAGCTGAGATTGAAGAGGCCACCTTCGGGCGTGGTAAGTACTTCGACATTAAAGATAACATGGGTGACGATGAAACCGAGGACATTCAGTTCCTCCGCAATAAGCTCCATGAGGACTTCAACACAGCTAAGATACGTAGGGATGTGTCAGAATGCTTGATCAACTCTGCTGTCTTTGGCAACGGTATTGGTGAAGTAGTTCTTGAAGAGATCAATGAGATGCGCCCTACCACTGAGTCCGTCATGGATGGTGCTATGGAAGCTGTTGGTGTCAACATCACTAAACGTACAATTGTACGTCTACGTCCTATACTGCCTCAGAACTTCCGTATTGATCCTACAGCCACTAACATTGAAGAAGCGTTAGGCTGTGCTGTAGATGAATTTGTAGGTACTCACTTAGTAGAACAATTGCAAGAGCAAGGTATCTATCGTGACACGTACATTGGTTCTGCTTCAGAAGACTTCCAGTTGGAAGCTGATAAAGACTTAACTGTTCACCAAGATGACAAGACTAGGCTGACTAAGTACTACGGACTAGTACCACGCCATCTACTGGAAGGTGAACTAGACTATGAGCTAGACGAAGAAGACAAAGAAAGCTATTACATTGAAGCTTGTGTCATCATTGCTAACGAAGGTCACATCCTTAAGGCTGAACCTAGCCAATACATGATGAAAGACCGTCCTATCGTAGCATTCCCTTGGGATGTCGTCCCTAGTCGATTCTATGGTCGTGGCGTATGTGAGAAAGGCTACAACTCACAGAAAGCACTAGACGCTGAGCTACGCGCTCGTATAGACGCTCTGGCCCTCACAGTACACCCTATGCTTGCTATGGACGCTACACGCATCCCACGCGGCACAAAGCCAGAGATTCGTGCTGGTAAGTTATTATTGACTAACGGAGACCCAAGGGAGATTATTAACCCCTTCAACTTTGGTAATGTTAGTCAGATTACGTTTGCTCAGGCTTCAGCACTACAATCTATGGTACAACAGAGTACAGGTGCCGTAGATTCTTCTGGTGTTGGTGGTCAAATCAATGGAGAAGCTACTGCTGCTGGCATTTCGATGTCTCTAGGTGCAATCATCAAGCGACATAAGCGCACCTTGATTAACTTCCAAGAGTCCTTCCTGATACCTTTTGTATCTAAGGCGGCTTGGCGTTATATGCAGTACGAGCCTGAGCTCTACCCTGTGTCGGACTACAAGTTCAATGCTACGTCTACGTTAGGCATAGTGGCACGAGAGTACGAAGTAAGCCAATTGGTGCAGTTATTGCAGACAATGGGCAAAGATACTCCTTATTACCCTATCATGCTTAAGTCTATCGTAGACAACATGAACGTATCCAATCGTGAAGAGTTGATTGGACTCATTGATCAGGCTGCACAACCTTCTCCTGAAGCTCAAAAGGCACAAGAAGAGACTAGACAAGCTGAATTAGCGTTCCAAGCATCACAAACCTCTGCTCTAGAAGCTCAAGCTGCTGAATCACAAGCACGAGCTAAGAAGTTAGAGACAGAAGCTAAGGCTATACCTCTAGAAATGGAGATAGATCGCATCAAAGCCATCACTACTAACCTTAAAGACGGTGAAAATGATGATAAAGAGTTCGAGCGTAGGTTAGCAGTAGCAGACCGTATGCTTAAGGACAAAGCAATGGAAATGAACTTCCAAATGAAACAAGGAGCACAACCCAATGGTATCCCAGCGCGACCTCAACCTAGTAGTGGAGCAAATCAACAGCAGTTACAGCAGGCTTTTGAGCAGGCTGGCCGAGCTAGAGGCGCAGGTGGCAACATTAACGTCTCCTAGCACAACAGGAAGCAAAAGTAAAGAAAAACCTTGACATTATAGCTAATATATGTTATAATAGCATACCAAATCAGAGATACTTTAACTAAAGGTAATATCTTATATGACAGACCAAGAACTAGAACTCTACTTTAGAGACATGAATGAACTCTTTCGCACCGCAGGTTGGAAGTCACTCACTGAAGATCTAAAGATGAGTATCCCTAACCTTAACTCAGTAGAATCCACCAAAGATGAGAAAGACCTTTACTTTCGTAAGGGCCAACTGAACATCATAGGTACTTTATTGAACTTGGAAGAAACAACACGTATAGGCCAAGAGGAGTCTCAGAGAACTGAAGATCCTATAGAGGCCGAATACGCTGATGTATAAATACTTCGATTACAAGTGTGCCTTAGGGCACGTTAACGAACACATGGTTAAAGGCTCACCTGACTCAATGCTTTGCAAAGAGTGCAGTGGGCTTGCTACCAGACAACTTTCCTCTCCACGGTCTATGTTAGATCCATTCTCTGGCGACTTCGCTGGTGCCACTATTAAGTGGGCTAAGGATCATGAACGCGGTAGAGCAAAAGCAGAGAAAGCTAACCCTGATTACTAGGAGCTTTCATTTTTACTTTCTCCATAATACTAAGGTACGGAGTTTAATATGGCAGCAGTTATCCTCGAACAAGAGGACTTAAACAACGAGCGTTTTGATAGCTTAGATGACATGTCTTCAGAATCACAAGTAGCACAGGAAGCCCCACAGGCTAACCCTGCGCCAACACAAGAGCCTGAGTCAGTCCCAGACAAGTACAGCGGTAAATCACTTGAAGATGTAGTTAGGATGCACCAAGAGGCTGAGAAGCTCCTAGGTCGTCAAAGCTCTGAAGTAGGTGACTTACGTAATGTAGTCGATAGTTACATCAACACACAACTCCAGTCACAGGAGCCTACACAGGCCACCACTGATGCAGATGACGATATAGATTTCTATTCTGATCCTGAAAAAGCAATGAGTCGTGCAATAGACAACCACCCTTCAGTTAAGGCGGCAGAAGAGTCCTCGAGAGCTTACCAAAAGCAAACCTCCATGGCTATTCTCAAAGAAGAACATCCAGACATTCCACAGATCGTTGCAGATCCTAAGTTTGCTGAATGGATTCAAGCCTCTAAGATTAGGACTCGGATGTTTGTAGCGGCTGATCAGCACTTTGATACAGAGGCAGCCAATGAGCTCTTT